GTACTGGTCGGCAATCCTCTCAGTGTCTCCACGAAAGGAGAACCGACAGGTACCTCCTCCGTTCCACCACGTCCTGTCTCTACAAAGACAGAATCCTGCGACCTTTGAGCTTCCCCGAACTCGTGAACTGGAGCCTCATCATCCATCCCCTCATCAAAGTTTGTGTTCTCGTCAGTCATTAACTGACCTCCTAATGTATTTAGCCTGAATAGTATCCAAGCTATGACTACATCATATGTGAACTCCTGGTACTGTACAAGCCCTTTCCAGTACTATTTCCACAAATAGTCCTGAAGCCACAAGCTTGCTCAAACAGGGTAAGATAAGCTCTGAGCACACAAACAAAGAAGGACTGGAGATTGCTCCCCAGTCCTCCCTTGCTGTTAGCTTTGCCCCAGTCTCTATTCTGTTGTAGGTTGCGGTTCTTCCGCTACTGGTGCATCGGACTCACCTCCTTCCTGTAGTAATGGTACACTGTATCCGTGTCTCAATATCAGATGGCGGTTGAGTTTCTTCCTGTTAGAGAAGAACTTCCTGCACTCTGGACAGATAGGCATCCTGTCATACAACATATTACTTACCTCCCATTAGAGCTTCCAGTTTCTTGTCCTCTTCCTCATCCCACTTCCCCTTGAGGTAGCCCATCTGGAAGAAGAAAGCAGTCAGAAGAGTTATACAATCATTAAATCCCAGCCCAGATACCATAGCGAGGAAAGCTACCCCCTTCTCCTCAAACATCTTGACCATAGATTCAGTAAAGATAATGTTCATCTCTCTATCCTTGTCCTTGAGATCCTCCATAGATCTCTTCGTGTTAGAGACTATCCACTCATCATCCTTCCTGATACCGAAGAGTTCACGAAAGGTAAACCCCCCCTCTCCCTTATTGTATTCCATTGTTAGACCTCCTTATTATTTACTAGACCCCTATCAAGAGCCTCCTCATATAACTTCTATCACAAGATTAGTTTGGAGATGCCGACCAAACTTAGCATGAGGATGAGAACATAATATTGATAGTCTATGTGGGAAGCCATCCTCCACCAAGTATGGACAGGAGAAGCAAAGTCTGTAGCTAGAGAGGCACTTATACTGTGGGCAGGAATCCTTGCAGAGATTCACTACATATCTTTTCTCCATACCATACCTCCTTCCTATTACTCAGGTTAGGTATCTGCTGGAGTACAGGAACAAAACCAGCTCCTGTACTCCCCCAGTATCTAACTGTGCTTCCGAGGTTTGACTGCGTTTAGGCTGACTTTGATGTCGCTATTCTCAACGGACTGAAAGCCGTTAGTTGTAGCAACAACCAGAGTCTTACCCGAAGAAGAGGGGACACCAGCCCCCAGAGGACAGGTGATAACTAGGGTATTGTTCTCTACCTTGATGTCCATTAGACCTCCTTCTCTAGATTTATTTCTTCCTTCCATTCAGTACTCAGGATAATATCATCCTTCTGTAGGTGTGGCAACAACTCCTCCAGTGCCTCTTCCGTACCATTAGCAAGGTTAATCCAGTTCCCAGTAGAATATACCTTCTTCAGTACGAACCAGCCTGGAGTAGGTGTACACCAGATTTCGTACTTACCCTCTCGCCTCCTCATCTAACCGATCTCCTTTCCAGCTTGGAGTGCTTTCATCATTCGTTCATCCTGCTTCTGGAGTTCTTTGGTACAGGAGTAACAGTATCTTCCAGTGTTACTGCGGAAGTAGATACTGCCTTGCTCAATCTGAACTCCGCATCCAGAACAGCGGAAATTCCGAGGAGCTCTCTTGGACTTCCAGTCTGGGTAGTGCCAAAGAGTCATCACTGTAACCTCCTTTCTGATAGCTATCTCCAGCGGGAGGTGAGTCCCGCTGTTGTCAACTGGCTGCCTTGAGTAAGGAAGCCGCCATCTGATGAATAGATACTGGAGGATACTCTATCGTACTCTTCCCCTCTAGGTAGACAATACCGCAAGTAACAATCGCCATTGGGAAGTTAATCCTGTGAAGGAGATTCTGCATCACGATACTGTCCTCCTCTGTACTGGTATTCCGTACAGTAAGACTTTGCAACCACTCTCTCATTGACATCTCTGACCTCCAAAGGTATTATTTACTTTACTGTGGTACTCACCTACCAGTGGAGACAGCTATCATATTTACCTGTTAAGGTGCTTCAGTATGATTATAGCATAGCTGAACTCTGTATACCCTTCAAGCAATTGCAGGACTATTTCCACAAATAGTACTGGGGCCGATATGGGTACGATTGACGGCTAATTGTACTCAACCATAGCAGAGTAATAGCAAAGCACTAGCATACTCATAGTAAGCAATAGGCACTAGAGTACAAAAAAGCAGGGTATATGCCCTATCCATATACCCCGCCTTCTGTTACTGTGCTACTGTGGTCTACTGCTCTGGTACAATGAACTCTGACCCCTGATACGGCTTCAGGTCATAGCCGGCACGTTGTAATACCCTGTTACCGCTGTCGCCATTAAGTGGAAGCTTCAGGAATTGGCAAGCTTCCTTTGCAGTACGGAAGTTTCCGATTCGGGAAATGGTATCATCGTCGTTTATCTTTCGTACTGTGATACTGCGTTTAGACACTGGAGTATCACTGCCTGAACTGGTGCGATTAACAGTGATGGACTTATTCAATTCAGCGACCCACTGCTTGACGGTATGTTTTGGGTATCTGTCTTCAGTGTGCTTGACCGCAGGGGTGATTATCTTGCCGTCATCATCCAGTACTGCTTGCTGGTCTATCACTTCCACTGCTTCCGGCTTGCCTGTCTTGTCCTCAATTTCAATATCCCTGTAGGATAGGAATATATTGAAGACACCCTGTGGCGGAACTGGAAGGGTATTGACTGCTTTTGCTACCTTGCTATTGAACTGGAGTGCTTCTGCCTTTGCCCTGTCTTCAGCAGTCTTCACTTCAATAAAGCCATCAATTAGCTTCACCAGTGATTCATTATCCTTAAACCCTTCCCTGAACTTCCGCAATTCTGCAACCGTCATTACTGCCAATAAACTATTGTCCATTGTTTCACCATCCTATATTTTATTGTTAAGGTACAGGATAGGGCTGTGCCTGTATATATACTACTATACTACAGGCATACTGTCAATTTATTGAAGTACGGGTATAATTTTCTTCAGGACTGCCAAACTGCTATTATTCGTGCCTGTAGTATCGGACACCCGTATCCTACCGCCCACGCTTCCCACAGGCGTGCAGTAGGCGAAGTTGCTCGCTTACAGAAAACCTTGTACCCTCAAAATCGGGTTGACATAAGAGAGTACAGAGAATGGAGGAACCAGTGGAACTTTGTACGGTGATCTTCCGTACAGGGTATGTGTACAAGTTATAGAGATTGAGATTGGAGTACTGATACTCCCTATATAACCTGTGGGAAAATCCCACTATTCATCATACCTTGCAATATGCCAATATAGTACAGTACAAGGAGTACAGCTGTGGATATCCCACAGTACACTGTTACCTCCTTAACATCCAGATAGCTATCATCCTTATAGCAGTATCCCCTGCTTATCCAGTTGGTGTTATACAGATACTGGAGTAGTTCATATCCAAGGAACAGGAGTACCAGTATCAGTGCCATACCTAGCGGTATCCAAGGAAGAGCCACACCAAGTAAGATATGTCCCCAGTGTCTATAGAACATCTACATCTCCTGCCATTCCCAGCAATTCCTTAAAGTACTTATTCATCCAGGTATATCCAGCTTGAAATCCCAGCATGAACTGTTCATCTTTTCCCTCTAAGATCTCCTTAGCTTCTATCTCTGCTTCCAGCAGTACCAGCTTCTTTTCACTATCCTTCATTCTTTGATTCTCCTTGTGCCTTCCTGAAGTAGAACTGAACCACCAGAGCAAAGGTTACAGTGGTAGCTCCAATAATTTCCTTCTCCAGTACAATAGTCCCCCTTCCATGCAGTATCCAGAGGGCAGTAATTAGTCCAAGCACAAATACAGAGAGAATATCATTCCAGGTTCTAGGTGCGAACTTATTCCAGAATGTGTTCATCAAGTACTCCTTTCAGACTGTTATCCGATCAATTCTACTTCAGAGTCTTCCTTGATGCTGGGACTGCATCCACAGCACTCACATATTGCACAGTAGCTCTCATGGAACTCATGGAACTTAGAAGCAGATCTAGTCCTACTCCAGGCAGGGAATCTCCTAGCTGGATTCTTTGACTTCAGATTCTTCCCCAGTGCATCATTCCTGTAGATATGTCCGCACTCCCCACAAGTAAAGAAGTAACTTTTACCCATAACATTCCTCCTTCAATAGTCTACCATATTCCCATTCCTGAGTTCTCTCAGGTAGGGACTGAATGAGAAGCTGAAGCTGGAGAACTTCCTTGGGGATCTCTCCCCACACTTAGGACAGGTAGCATATTCTGGTATGGTATCCCTGTCCTTCCATTCCAGCTCAAAGACTTCCTGGCAGCTTCCACACTTATATTCATATACCATGTTCCCCTATTATACCTCCTTACTCTGTATCCTTTGTCAAGAGGAGCTTCTTCAGATCCTCCTTAACCTCTTGAGCCCTATCAAGATGTCCAGCCTTCTCGTGATACGCTATCAGAGAAAGCAACCTGTAGGCTTTAACTGGATCCGAGTATATTCTCTTTCTTCCAGCTTTCTGTGGATTCCCCATCTGCTCCTTATAATGGAGAGCATCCTTCCGATATCTCTCCATAAAGTATTCAGGATAGCAGTCATAATGATAGGAGAAACAATAGAACCTTCCAGTCTCCCTGTTCCTGTTATTAGTCTGGACAAACAGCTCCCCACGCTTAATCTTACCTTTACAATGCTGGCATACCTTTGGTCTTTTAGCAAAGAAAAACTTCAATTATATACCCCCCCACTATGTATAGAATATGGTATCCGATATATTTCTTTAAGTGTTCGTAAATAGCATATCATAAACCAAAAACAATGTCAAATGCTATACCTTTGCTATTGACAAGCTATTAGCTTGGTGTTATAATCCGAACTGACTATGAGTCTCCAAGAAGAAATAAAGAGTCTTAGTGGCAACAAGAGAAGGTTCTTCCTGTTACGGTTAGCCGATATGGATACAGGAGTAGCTTTAAAGTTCTGCAATATCACCAGAGGAGCCTATAATAACTGGCTTCAGGATCAGAGCTTCATAGAGCTATACCATAAGAAGGAGGATCTTTCTGCTGAGTACAAACAGGAGGCTATCCAGCTACTCCGCAGGGATAACCAGTTGGAAGCTGTCATTCTGGAGAGCAAGATCCTCCGTAAGATGAAAGAAGACCTAGAGCAGCCTGTCCTCCCTGACGGTTCCATAGTAAGAACCAATCTAGCAAGAGAAGTCTACTCAAAGCTTATATCTGACATAGACCAACCTATAATGCCAAAGACAGTTACTCTACAGCAGAGGATAGCTCATATATTCAATTATCCCAATGACCAGCTACCAGAAGGAGAGGTGATAGATGGCGAGTTTAGCACAGACAATCAGCAGGAGACAGAACATCAGGAGAGCCAATTTCCACAAGAAGGTGAACAGGGACTTCTACAGATTGCAGAGGAGACTGAAGAAACTGAGGACATTTAGATGACAGAGGTGATGACAGCTGCCAAGAGGAAAGAACTCAAGGTAAGACTGATAGGTGGACTGCTGAAGATTGTGAACAAAGCTGGGGATGTGGTCCCCTTTGTCTTCAATCGTATGCAAAGACATTTCCACCTGAATAAGAGTAATAGGAATATCATCCTCAAGCACAGACAGGGTGGTATGTCCAGCAGTATCCTTGGTGATGAGTATACGGATTGCTTCATGTTTGATAACACTTCCTGTGTGGTAGTCAGTCATGAAGGCAGAGCTACCCAGAGACTACTGGACAGGGTACACTTCTACCATGACTCTATGGAAGATCCCAAGCCTATAGTGGATGCTTACAGTCGTAATGAGATATCTTTCCCAGAGACACACAGTTCTATGTATATAGGTACTGCTGGTGCTAGAGCCTTTGGCAGGGGTGATACCATCAGGAAAGCTTTGCTATCAGAACTTGCCTACTATGAGGATGGAGAGAGAATCCTGATAGCTGTAGAAGATGCTGTTCCTATGCAGGGTGAGCTGGACATAGAGTGTACCCCCAATGGTGAGGATAACATCTTCTATGATAGATGGGTAGCTGCTACAGAGGGCAAATCCCCCTATAAGCCTTTCTTCTATCCCTGGTGGTGGAGTGATGATTACAGGATTCCCAGAGGTTCTGAGTATGCTCTGCCAGAAGATATTGGAGTCCTAACTTATACCAGAGAAGAGGAAGATGTTATAGAAGCTGCCAGAAAGAATGGCTTTGTTCTTTGTGAAGATCAGATAAGATGGCGAAGATGGAAGATAGCGGAGAAGGGTGGTATGTTCTGGCAGGAGTTCCCAGAGGATGCAGTATCCTGCTTTATTGCTATTGGAGATCCAGTCTTTGACCAGTATCTACTTTCCGATATGGCTTCCAAGTGCTATGAGGGAAGCCACCACCCAGATGGTTGGGAGTTCTGGATTCCTCCAGATTCAACAGGTGTTACTCATTATGTCATAGGGGCTGACAGTTCCGCTGGAGCACCAACAGGGAGCTATTCTGCGGCTGTAGTCCTTGATGATTACTGGAATGTTTGTGCTACCTTCCAAGCTAGAGTAGAACCTGGGACATTTGCCAGTGTACTCAAGAAGATGGGTATATGGTATAATAATGCTCAGATAGCAATAGAGAGGAACTTTACTGGATTTGCGGTACTGGGTTCTCTGGTAGGAGGTCATACTCTTGATAATCCAGAACTTAAACTGGGGAATTATCCCAACATATACCGACAAAGAGACTTCCTTACAGGGAAGGTTTCCAGCAATCTTGGTTGGTGGACAAATGAGCAAACCAGTGAACACATGAGAACTTCGCTAAGGGAGAGACTCCCAATGTTGAAGATGTGGAATATAAACTTGGTAAGGCAACTTAGGGGCTACAGGTTTATCAAGATGAAGCCTACAGCCCAGACCTTTAATGATATGGCTATAGCTTTAATGATAGCAGTAGCAATCAAGAGGATGGAGGGAGGCTCTAGGGGCTATGTTGGAGCAATCCCTGGGTGGTCTTGGTAGAAGGAGGAAGCATGGATTATACAGCAGAAAAAGCAGTCCAAGATATCAAGACCTTAGAGAGATATTGGTATCAGCGTAATCTCAAGTTCCAGGAGTGGTATGAGCTCCTTACCCTTATAGATACCTTAGCTACTAAAGGGATGGAGACTTATGTGAGCAACGAGCCCATGACCTTCTATAATATGGCTCATTATCTGCTTACCAAAGGAGAACTATCCCACATTACTCCGATGGAGAATGAGTCTGCACTGGAACTGGATCGGAGGGCAAAGATTCACCGATCCTGTGAACACCTCTGGACTAACATAGACAGAGACAGGAAGCTTGGAGGT